TTATTTTTTTGTCTTCTTTTTTAAATGTTCAATAGTTTTTTGAGGATTCTTTTTTATCTCTGTTAAGATAAAATCTATGATTGCTCTCGAATATGTATACTGTGAGTGCTCCCCTATAACATGACGATAAGAATATCTCTCTTGCGCCTTTAAAGAATAGAACTTCAAAAAAAGCTGAAAATCAGCAGTATTAAAGTTACTTCTAATTTCCTTAGTAAATACTGAAAAATGTTCAAAGTCAATTTTTTCTCTGCTCAATATTTTATTTATCTCTTTTACACAATTTTTTTGTGTATAAGGATGTGTTTTATTAGGGTCTTTTTGTTCCTTTATTATTTTAACAGGAATTTCTCCCTCTTTTGCTATTCTCACTGTGCTATCTGCATCGTTAATTTTCTTGGTTATATAAAAATTATGTTGAATGTCTATGGAAAAAGCTGGATTATTCTCTAGCTCTATTTTCTCTATCGCTTTTTTCGTTGTTAAGATTTTATCAGCTGTTTCTTTTGAATATTTAGACCTTATAATAGCTGGGTCTAAGTCATCTTCCTTTATTACTAGAGATAAAAAACTTTGAGTAATATACTCTGTTACATCAATATTATGAAACATACTCATTTTCTCTATGTAATTAAAAACACATGATTGAAATAAAGGTGCATATATTACTTCATAATCTTCAGTAATAAAATGAGTACTCACGTTCCTTAACTCGACTATTTTTTCTAGATTCAAACGTAATGGATCATGTTTATTTGTAAATATCTCCTTAATGCTATATTCTAAAGAAACAGTTCTAGACGGGTTATCCTTGAAGTATATACTATTTTCACCTTTATCGTTTATTAATTTAGCTTTTAACATAAGCTCCCATGAGTTGCAAATAAAAAAACTAAAACCTTCTACCCTATATCTTATTGTAGGTTTGTTATATATTTCCAAGCCTAACAAAAATGCTTCAATACTTTTCTTTACTAACATATCATATGTGCTATTCATTTAAGTACCTTCTCCGCTTTTTTACTATAATAATATCATAGCGAATGATTGAGTACAATAAACACATTACAAAAACAACCCCCGCAACCGCGAGGGCATCAAACTAAATTTTCTTGACGAATTTTTTGTTAGCAGTAATATAGTACCCTGATTTTGTTTTTAGACGAGGTGTTCCTCCTTTTGTTTTCGCCATGCTCGAAATTGTAAAGACCGTCCCCTTTGGATATGTCCCGCCTGTTTTATGACTTGCTGTAAAGTCAACGGAATTGTATAAATCACACTGTACCAGTGTTTTGATTTTTTTAGGATTTTCTGTGTAGTATGTGTTTTTATTTAAACTTGCTGGTGTGTGTGGTTTCCCAGCTTTCAATTTAGCTAATAATGTTGTATTCTGCGAAGCTGTCCCGCTGTAATTTTTAATTCCGTAACTTGTCGCTAGTTTTTTACGATTCGCAAAGCTGGAATCTAGTTTATTCATATTCATGTAATCAACTAATCCCAAGCTGCTATTACTTTGCGTATTTGGCTTAGCTGGAACATTTGCACTAGCCCCTTTACCAAAGGTATCTGTTCCATATCCTTTGTATTCAAATTGCAAGTGCGGATTGTCAACAAAACCGTCCCAATCACCACCCCAAGTGAATCCTAATGCTTTCGCTTTTGCAATAAATTTTTTCGCATTTGCTGAGCGATAACCACCCCAATTAACAGTTTTACCTTTCGCCATGACGAAATCTAGCGCTTGTCCTACTAAATGATAAGAGCGCATTGTTTGACTCGCTCCGCTCGCAACATTAGCTGATTGTTGTTCTTTCGTTCTAATTGTTTCGTAGATTAATACTTCAATGCCGCTATTTTCCGCCCAGTCGAGAAGTTTTCTCGCCGCCACTTTGGTGTTATCCGCTAATTTATTTACATTTGCTAAACTTCTACTATAATAATAACTTGTCATTATTTATCATCCTCTCCATATTTTTTGCTTCGATTAGTAAATTGTTCAAATAATCCAGTACCACCAGCTCCTGCTAAAGCGCCTGCCCAAATCATCGTTGCAAGCGATCCAGAGCCGTCCAAAAACGTTGCTAATGCGCCCAGAATAGCACCAATAAGTATGCTAACAGTCGGAAGCCACTTAGACGGGACTAACTCCGTCTTCTTAATCGCCTGAACAAACACAGGTGTTACAACTACTAAAAATGTCATGTAAACTAGTAACTCTTTTCCAAACTCCATTTCTATCATCCTTTACTTCGTTATTTTGTGTTCCAACAAATCTACTTTGTGAGCTAACTTTCCGACTGATTTAGACAAGCTGTCAATTGATTGTTGTTGCTGTTTCATCATGTCATTTTGCCTATCCATCAATCGCTGTTGTTCGTTCATCGTACTTATAAATTTATCTCTCTCTTCTTTCGATTCCTTATTACGCTTCTCTCGTTCTTCCTCCACTTTTTCGCGTTCTTCTTTCATTTCTATTCTTACAATTTTTGAATCATCCCAAATTCTTTTTGTGATAATTAGTAAGATTATAAAAAGCGCTACAAAGAGCGCCGCGAAGAACATTTCTTTCGCTAAAGCATAATCAAAAACTTTTGTTAGCCCATCATACATTTTCATCATCCCCCATAAAAAATAAGCCTTGCTCGGCTTTAATCTAAAACATAAAATAATTGATTTAACGCAAAATAAGTAATGCTCGTTTCCGCTGGTATAAATCCCATCGCGTTACTTGATGAAGCATGAACACGCCCACCACTCGCTTTGTTTGTTGGTGCGTAAGCCATCGCGGTTTTCGTTGTTTGGACCTCAAAAGGAACAGAAGCGAAAGCATTATTTGTAGAGGTCCATGCGGTTGATTTTTGCACTTGCCCCCTGAAAAAGGCAATTCTGATACCAAAGATGCAAATAATTCTAAATTGAGGAGTATTCCCTTCTGCTGTTGAATATCCAGAGTTTAATATTAAATCTTGCCACGGCATTGAGTAAAATAAATCAGCATTTACAGATAAAGTTGTTTGCCCATCTTTAGTGAAATCTAGTGAATCCCCTCTTAACATTGTTTCCTTGAGTTCACCAGAAATATTATGATCCATCAATTGCTGTGCTACTTTCACACCACCAAGTGTTGTAACATCACTTTTTAAAATAGTAGAGCCGGCACCAGTTGGCAGTACTGTAGCAGCATTAAAACCATTGTCATTCATCGTGACCGTCCCAGTGAACAAATTGCCTTCATCATCACGATAATTAATATTGTGAATAAATTCAGCGCCTGTGATACTTCCGCTCTCTACATCACCTAATTTCGCAGTAATCGCTGATAACTCCCCGACTTTTAAAGCGTTATAATCCAGAGGTATTTCTTTCCAAATTACCCCATCCCACTTAAAAACACCTGTTATAGTATTTTCCACTTCATCTATCTTGAACCACGTATCGTTTATCTTTGGAATAGCTGGCGGTAGCTCACCATAAAAAGGCTTATTGTTATCACCAGCTTTCATTAACGCGTCATTAGCTGTATCTATTGCTGTGACAGCGGAATCTTTAGCATCATTTGCTACTTGTTTTGCATCTGTTGCATTTGTATTTGCATCATTTGCTACACTTTCGGCACTACTAGCGATTTGTTGTGCTGTTTCAGCCTTATTACTTGCGATTGACGCAACTTTATTAGCATTTGTTGATACTTTCGCGTTTTCCCTCAATTGATTTATAATCGCAGGTGTAGCCGAATTAATATCAATATAATCACCAACTACACAAGTGCTTTTTGACATATCGCTATAACAAATATTTAACTCAATAACCCTTGCTTGTACTGTAATTGGAGGACTCATTTCTAAATCTACAATTCTTACAAAACTGCCTTTTCTTATTCGATGTGCTTCAAAACCATAGACTTGTTCTAACATTAAAATATTTGCTTCATATTGATATGATGGCGATGATAACTTTCTAAGTTCTAAAGTACCCCATTGTTTCAACGCTGCCGCATTTGTTATATTTTCATTTACAATCTTAGTCATTAAGTAACCTGTGCCGCTTGGGTTGTATTGCTCATTTGCTTCATCATTATAGATGTAATTCAATCCTCCATTAACAGAAGAAATGTTTAATTGTGTCCCATCAGCTTGCGTTGCGCCAAGAGGTATAAGAGCAGTCTTAATGTTCGTAAATAATACTTTCCTCGTTATTCCTTTAATGCCTGTGCCGCTCTCAATTCGAACACCTTCATTATCCCCAAACTGTTTCGCGACTTTACAATAATAGCCAACTATCCTCCCTTGAAATGTTTTTACATAAAACTTAACTTCGCAATCAAAAGCAGTACAAATTTGATGTAGGGCTTCTTGAGCTGTTATATATCCTGAGAACTCCAAATTTGCAACTGCCCCTACATTTTCTGTATCTTGAGGAATCCATCCACTCCCGCCAAGCACATATGTTAAAGCGGGACCAATATTACTATTGGAAAAAGCGCGATCTGTCACAATTACATTATTCAAATCAAAGATAAAAACATTTTCGCAAAAGATTCTTTTTTGAGGTTTCGAACTATTGTCATCTCTGATGTCTTGCACTTCAATAATTTTGAATAACAATGAATCATCGTCTAAGTCTTGAAGCATCACATAATTTCCACCTGTTAAATATTTTGAACTTTCGTCATCTGTCGAAACAGAAAACTCATAAGTTGAATCAAAATCTATAACTTTCTCGGTGTGTGAATCATTAAAATAATGAGTTCCATTTGTGGAGTCAGCAGATATGGATTTTACAATTTCTTTATTTTCATCTAATATCAATAACATTTAAACACTCCTTTAAAAAGTTCTTGGCCTAACATATACGGTCCAATCTGCCGCTTCAAACGGAGATACATTTAATATTTCTGTTGTACCACCAAATAACTTAAAAAAGTGACTTCCTATCGCTAGATTCTGCATAAAAGGAATGCCATTTTTATAAATTGTTTCTGTTTCAAAATCAAACATTAATTCATCGGATGCATGAGCTATAACTTGCGGAGCTGTGTTTGCAACAATATTTAATTTTTCAACAAGTGTATCTGTGAAAAACAAATCGCGGTTAGGGTCATGTATGCCTGATGCCGCAGCGTATATATTTAATTGAGCTAATTTTTTTGTGTATTTATTAGCGGTATCTACAAATACCTTTTTCTTCGTCCAGACAGGCTTTATATTACTATCTAGTTTGATAATTTCAGCAGTGAATTGATTACCTATTTTAGTTAAAATAAAGTAACCATAAAAATCTCTGTATTCGTTGTATGCTCCTGTTTGTACCTTTTCTGTCACTGTTTTATATTTTCCGTTAACTTTTTTTCTGGTTGATACTGTTTTGTATGTTTTAGTAACTTTCCCAGCCTCATTAAACAAATCTTTTTCAGGATAATTAGCAACATTTTGATCGCCAATAGATATTTTAACAATATTAACTTCGGTATTTGCGGCATTATCTTTTATTTGAAACGTTGCAATTTTTGCTCCTTTTTCATCAACAAGATACACTTCTAATTTACCTTGTTGCTTTTGTGCCGACGCTATGTTTTGAAGGCGCATTCTTACACGCCAGTTATCCTGCGCTTGGGGAAGAACTACTTTACTCATTGGTCCATGCCACTGTGCTCCAACACCATAATCAGATGCTCGGAATACATTTGCGGTTGAAGTGAAACTCCCATCAATAATCCCGTTATTTGCGTCTAATTGAAATGTCAAATCTGACTGTTGCATAGGTGTCCATGTAGCTAATACATTCATTGGATCGTTTAAAATTATTTCCGATGGTTTAACAGGAGTTTCTCCAGAATCTGGATCAACTCCTTCGCCAATGTATAAGTAATCTTCTTTATTTGATACAGCGATATAAGTGACATCCTGTTTTATAACTGCTCCAATTACAGGACTTGTAGGTTGTGAACCGTGCACTGGTAATTTGTTACTTTCGCTAGTTAGCTCAAATTCTTCTTGTTCATAATAAATATATGGGTCTGAACAAACAAAATTCAGCGTTGCCCGTCCGTTATATAAAAGCCTATCTAAGTCTGTAGATCCTTCAAATCGACCATAATACGTCTTTTCAGGCGCATCATCAATTACCAAAGAGCGTTCTTCTGCATCTACCTGCATCAACCAATCAGCGACAGATGTAGCCCTCTCGCTCAATTCTTTAAGGCTATCTCCAATAATTTGTATTTCTAATTGTATCCCTCGTTGACCAACATTTGGTCCAAAATAAAAAGCGCCAATACGACCACTGACGCTTTCCGTATTACCTTCGTTTTGTGGGAACAATGGTGGTTTAATGTCAATTATTTCCACATGCTTATCAAATGAATGAATACCTTTATATGTGAATCCTAAGCTCATAAAATCACCCCTTGTGCTCGATTAGTTCTAATAATACGGTTGTTTTGAATTTCTGTTATAAAATCTACCGTTTCCTCCGCCACTATACGCCCCTCTAACATTGTTTTATTAACAATTTGAATTGGTTGTACTGTAACTGGGTTTCCGCTTCCTTGCGTTGCTATAGAAGCCCCTGAGTAAGCCGTAATTTCTTTTGTGTTCGGGGTAACTGGGACTGAAATAGCAGGTGATAGACTTGTTAAATGTTTTTGCATTTTATGAGCCGCCAAATCTATAGTATTTAGATTCTTAAGCATTCCGACTCCAATTCCCGCTGGCACTTGTTCACCAACTTCATCGCTCATTAGCCGAGAAGGCGAGTGGATTTTCAGTCTTTTCTTGATTGTCGATTCAATTGTTTTAGCTAGTTGATCCGCTTGTTTCTCTAGTGGACCGTTCATTTGCTTGAACCCTTGAATAATCCCCGCTACGGTCTGTACACCAAGTTTAGAGCCAGCAGTGCGATATTCTTTTGCTTTATCGAGTTCTTTCAGCCAAGAGGCGTTCGCATTTGCCAAATCTTTTTTAGCTTTATCGTTCGCCGCCTTGACAGCTTTATCCATCGCCACTTTATCATTTGCAGAAGCGTCTAAGCCCAGCTTATTTGCATTAGCATGTTTTTTACTCCACTCAGCTTGATATTGTTTCAATTGTGTATCAGACATGCCCGCAATTGCTTTAGCTTGTCCTGTTGCGCTTACACCCATGTTGCGTATCTCGTCTATAAGACCTTTACTAACACCGCGTTTTTTCATTTTATCAAGTTGCGACATAAAATCTTTTTGTTGGGCTGTTTGTGATTTAAGGTTTTTTGTTAATTCGCTACCACTTGACTTCTCTGTAACAGCGGCATCAAATAGTCCAGTCTGATTATATGCGGCTTCTTGATTTGATTTAAGAGCATCCTTATATGTCTTTTTCGCTTCATTAATAGAATCCTTAGCCGTTTTATTTATTTTAGCAACATTATCATAATATTTTTGTGTGCTACTTTTTATTGATTTATTTAGTTTAGTTTTTTGTGTATTAATTTCTTTGTTTGCTCCAGCAATATTTAATTTGATTTGTCTTGTTTGTGCTGCATTTAAGCGATATTGCTTATTAATTTGTTTTAATTTATTAATGTACGATTGTGCGCTAATTGCGCCTGTTTTATAATCTACTTGCACATTTGATATTTTATTACTTACATTTTTCGCATAGCTTGTTTTAGTACCTTTGGCATAATGAGGTACATTACTCAAAGCTTTAGCTGTTTTATCCCCTCGTAGCACTTCGGTACCTCGTGGTAGATTAAGAAGAACGTTACGACCTTTAGGAACAAAACTATTCCCATCCGGGGTGGTAATCATTTCTTCATAGTTGCTTCCATTGGCATCGTTAACTAATGCAGGTCCGCCTTTGTGGTTATTTGTCCCAGTTGCATAACCTACCTCTTGAATTCCGCTTGGACTTTTACCACTCGTTTTGTATGCAATAGAAATTACTTTTTGATTTTTCATGTTGAGCATATCACGCCACGAGTTTATAGCATTGTCAATAGCGTTTTTAGTAGCCTCTGCGTTGGAATTAATAACTAAATCTTTTCTATGGACAGCTATGTTGTTATAGTCGTCGACTGTTCTACTACCTCTATCTATTTTTGATAATAGGTCTCTGTTGTTTGCAAAAAGGTTTTTAAGATTCACCTTTTGTCCGTTATATTGAACAATAACATCTTTACCACTCTGAATTTTATTCCTAACATCATAGTTATTTGCTAAAAGCGTCTTTAAATCTACGTTCGTTCCGTTATAGCTAACTAACATCCCTTTAGAAGAATTCATTTTCTTTATTACATCAGAATTATCAACTACTAAAGTTTTCATTGATGGAGGTAAGTTGTCCCAAACTCCCATGTCTTGCAGAGCTTTTTGTAACGCCAGACTAGTATCTGCATTCGCAATCATACTTTTTTGTTCGGGTTTTAGCTTATCCCAAATACCTAAATCTGACAACGCGTTAGCTACATGTATAGAGTCCTCGTAACTGACAATTAATTTCTTTTCGTTGAAAGTCATCTTATCCCAACGACCACTTTCAATAGTTGCAGTTGCAATTGTTTTCTTAGCATCTGTGGTTAATTTTGCTTCTTTCATGATGAATTTCAGATTATTCCAACCATCGTTAGACTTGGCGGCATCTAAAACAACTTGATTTAAATTTGTTTTTACTTCCCCAGTTTTAGGGTCTAAAACTAAATCGCTCCAAGCTAAATCCGCTTTACTTGCGCCATCACCAATTAACTTACTAGCATCATTAACCTCGCCTGCAGCTTCTTGTACATTACGAGTGAATTCGTCATAACTTAAACCCATTTCCTCTAGTGCTGATTTAATATTTTGTTCTGCTACCTCACTACTTGAGCCAATTGCTTTATAATAATCTCTTTGAGTCCTTATCCAAGCTGTGGTAGAAGCTCTTACAGCAGCTGTCTTTTCTCTTTCGTTTTGTTTAATAGCCTCTGTATAAGTTTTTTGATCTATTTGATCTTTATCTAAATCTTTTTTTAAATTTTTAGCATTATCTTGATATACCTTAGCTGCTTTGGTTGTTTCTTCCCACAATAAAGTAGATTGTTCTCCCAGAGCCTTTTTAGACAACCCTAGAGTTTCACCATTCATCGCTTTTATCAGCTGTGTTTTCTTTTTGTTGTTTAAGCCTAAACTTTCAATTTGTTCAATCTGCATCGCTTTATAAATGTTGTTGACAGTTTTTGATTCTTCTGCAGTGAGATTACGATGACCATCCGCGGCAGATTGATAAATCTTTTCTATTTCTTTATATTGCGAATCAACATTGTCTTTTCTTTCTTTGGCTGCTTTTTCTGATTCTTTTTTATCTGTATTAACTATAGCTTGAACTCCCGCAGAATAATCTTGATAGTGTTTTTCAAAATCCCCTAGCGCATCGTCTGTGTTTTTCTTTATTTCATCTGCCATATTTTTAAATGCAGTTACTACACGCTCGCTGTCATCTGTCGCACCTGATGCAAAGGTATCTAGTGCAAGCTTACCCTCTGATGCAAAATCATTGAATTTCCCCATAGACTTATCTGCCTCGGCGCCAATATCATAACCCCATGTTTTCACACGTTCTTTACTCTCTTCAATTTTACTTATATGTTTATCTAGCGCATAGATTCCTGCACCAAGTAAAGCCGCACCAGCTAAACCAATGACAGCTGGCAATGCTCCAAACGATCCTGCTAATCCAGCAGCAGCCAAACTAGTTCCTTCTACCGCTGTTGTAGTAGCACCAAATCCAGCTGCCAAAGAAGTTAATTTACTCCCTAAACCTAAAATCTTACCTAAGCCCGCGAATCCTTTTATTAATCCACCAGTCATTGATACTAGTTTCTCGCCAATCATCAGCACAGGGCCAGTTGCTGCTATAATCCCAGCCCATTTTATGATATTTTGTTGTTGTTCTCCTGATAAGTCGTTGAACTTATCAATCATCTTATTAGCCCATTCAATAATAGGAGTAAGAGCTGGCATTAATTTTTGCCCTACATTCTGTTCTAATACTTCGAGTGAAGCTTTGAATTGATCCACACCAAATTTACCAGCTTTTCGCATATTATCAGCGACTTGCTTAGTGTATCCGTTTGCCTCATCAGCGCCCTTAGAATATTTACGTAGAGAATCGCCTCCCGCTTCTAAAAGCGTATTAACAGCCGATAGAGGTTCACGTCCGAAAATCATTGTTAAGAAAGAGTTTTTCTGTGTTCTCGTCATTTTTTTTGTTTTATCATTAATATCATCCAGCAAAGTTGGCAAAGTTTTCATGTTGCCGTTGTTATCTTCAATTTTTAACCCAACTGCCGCCATTGCTTCTGCAGCTGATTTTGAAGGTTTAAGTAAACTTGTAAGCATCCCACGTAAACCAGTACCAGCCTTTTGCCCTTCAATGCCGCGGTTAGAAAGCAAACCAACAGCTGCTGCTGTATCTGTAAGTGAATATCCTAGCGAATGCGAAATAGGACCGACATAGTTCATTGCTGTTCCCATATCAGAGAATCCAGCCGCTGTTTTATCAGCTACGTAGGTTAGCACGTCAGCAACTTTGTTTGTGTATTCCATCTGCTTATTTGTGTCTTTAGAAATCATTCCAAATTGTTCTAATGTTGATGTTGTAACAGACATTACTGTTTCGAAATCATCGCCAGATGCACGAGCAGCATTAAAAATCGCAGGCATAGACGCCATTGTTTGATTAATATCGTAGCCTTTTTTAACCATTTCTTTCATACCGAGCATAGTTTGTTCAGAAGCTACCCCATACTTAACACTAGCTTTCTGTGCATAATCAAAGACTTGTGTATAACGATCGCCAAACTCTTTCGCTGATTCACCAGATTCGCGCAATAAAGAGTTAACTTCTGTCACTTCATTATCAAAATCCAGATATGCTTTAGTTGATTTAATCATTCCTGCTACAATTGGCGCCGTAAATCCAACGGTCATCGCAGTTCCAGCTTTTTTTAACTTTTGAGCAGATTTTTCAAGCATATTCCCGAATTGTTCAACTTTGACGACAGATGAATCTAGACCTTTAACATTAATGTTTTTCTTATTGATTTTGTCGATATTGTCAGATGCTTTTTGCCCTTTCTTCGCAAAATTATCCATATCCTTATCGATTTTGTTCATCTGGCTTTTATAGCCATTTTCGCGTATTTCTATATCGTAATAAATTTCTCCCGCTTTACTCATATTTTCACCCCTCTTTCAGCTTGCTGTTAGCTCTCAAAGCCTTTTCCAATCCTTCTTCATTAGAAGCAACACCCTCAAAATATCCTCGCTTTAACATGATTCGATTTTGCTTTATTTTTTCTTTCAGCAAATGTTTTGGCACTTTGCTTCGTTCAGTCATTCGAATTTCAAGAGTTGTCATAAATGGCGTGTCACCACCTAAATTCATTAGATATGTCCGGAACTCCGAAAAAGTCATATTTGACAATTCTTTACGCAATCTGATGCCGTAATAAGACAAAAAAGAAGACTCGATTAAATCAAAGTCTTCAACTATTCCGTAATATTGTTTTCCTGTTGCTTCCCCTCGTCGCTTTCCTCACCCATATCACTTTCAAATAATTTAGCTATAATGTATTCGATAAGGTCCTCGTAGACTTTGGTTGGTAATGTTTTAGAATTGATTTCTTCTCTGTCTTCTTTACTGAAAAAAATAGCAAAAATATCATCATTCGTTGCTACAATCCCATCTGTGATAGTCATTAACAATTCATGCATGTTTTCGCTATCCGGCGTTGTATGCTCTCTATCGCTTTCGTCGCCCTTCAATTTAGGCGCAAGAACTTGTCCTAAAATTTTTGGGGCTTCATCCAAAAGCGCACTGTACTTAATGTGTGCTTGTGCCGATATATCCGCATAATACATTTTTCCGTTAATTTCCAAAGGAAGTTTTACTTCATTCTCGTTAAAATTAAATGATTTCATTTTTGTCCTCCAAATTAGTAAAAGCCCTCACTTGGAGGGCTTCATATTTTGTTTATTAGGCAGGTGTTACAGAAACAGAAACTTCATTTTTAACCGATGGTTTTACTGTTGATGCAACTGTTACTTTAATTGCTGTTGTCGTTGTTTCAACACCTGTAACAGTGCCATCACTAGCTACTGTTGCTTTTGTTTCATCGGATGAAGTGAAAGTAACAGTTTGCGGAGCGCCTGATGGCAATACGCCTGCTGTGATATTAACAGTTTCTCCTACTTTTACTGTTTTAGAGGCGCTATCTACCGTTACGCTTGTTGGCTCAATGGTAAGCGCCGGCGTAAAAACTGGTGCGCCATTAGAATTTAATGTTGCAGAAAATGAACCGATATCGTTTGCGCCACCACCACCAAAATCATTAATACCGATTGGACCAGTGATTTCATATTTAGCACCCGATGGTAGTTTCACAATAATAGTTTTTTCCGCTGAAGCTCCAACTTTGTCCCATGTTTCACGTAATTTATTTTGCCCTTCATCTGAATCATTGTATTTCCCATCTAAACCTAACTCCATTGCCATCCCTGTTTTAACCGCTCGCTCAAACTTTTCGCCAAGTGTTGTGTACTGTTCAATATTAGAATTCAAGCTAATATCTAGTGTTTCCAAATCTTTAATTAATACTCCATCACCGGTTGCTAAATTTGCATCTCTCACGAAGATTTCAATTTCTTTTACTGCATATGTTGGCATTTGCCTACATCTCCTTTTCAAATAATATTGTTAGTTGATAAATCAAACGACCATCATCGTCATAATCGACTTGTCCGCCGCTTGCTACATCTGTTGCTACTACCTTCTGATTTTGGATATTCAGCTCAGAAGGGTTTGTTAAAAGAAAGTAGTTACGTAATAAATCGTATGTTCGTTTGCATTGAATTGTGTTCTTGTCATAAATTAAAAAGCCGATGCTCTCACGAACACGACTTTGCGTTTGTACTTGCTTGTTTTGAAATGTCGGCGCTTCATTAATTACTACCATTGAGTCAAGCCCCGTTTGTTTAATGAATCCAAGTGTTTTTATAGCTGGAAATGTTTTTTTGAAATGCACTACTAAATCCTCAATCATAAGCGCATCCCACCTTCTACAATTTGATTAATACTCTGAATCCCATAACTTACAGCCATTTCGTACCAACGTGGATTCCGACGATTTTCATAATATTGTCTGCGGGCATAAGGAGTTAAACTAAACACTCTAGCTACAATTGAATTTTTTTGGATGATAATTTTAAAATCCGAACTTCGTCGCAAGTCTCCATACAAAATCGGAGTAACAGGCTGTGCTAATTCAACCAATTCTCCCCCAGCCTTTGCAGCCGTTGACAAAGCTTTATTATGAATATCATCTATGACTGTATCTTTAAAACTACTAAAGCTCATGCTCTGTCACCTCTCCTACAACAATTTCAAAATGATGTATACTGCCATCCGGATTCGGTGGGAAAGATACGCTCTGGACTTCACCTTTAATTAAGCAATAGTTAGGAATAGCAAAAGATACATTTTCTCCTTCGTTTACAACAAAATCTAATTTGTTACAAAATAAGTTAACAACATATCTTATGTTTAATCCGTCTTCTGTTTTATTTACGAGTTTTTCAAACTCATATCGAAACATTGATTTATTAATTGCATTTGGTAAAGGATTTCCAAAGTCATCACGCCCGCTATTTCCGGTTATTGTAACTTCTGTATTCAGGACGGCGTCTGGAATAGGTGGTAATTGAAAGCTCATTAACAGCCACCTACTCCCGCATAAAGCCAGCCACTAGATAAAAGCAAATCCATCACTTTGTCTGGAACATCAGGTATAAAGTTGTTTGAATTTTGAGATTGACCACCCATAGTTAATTTGCCTAATGTGAAGTTGCCAATGCCAACAAATTCACCATATTTCTTGATATGTTCACACTGCCATGCAACAGCTTGCTTAATATCATCATCTACATTGTCAAGGTCTACGATATTAGGCATAATTTGCTTGTCAATTGCTACAGAAGCGGCTTTTATTAAATTATCCGCTTCTGTTGGTTCGATACTTAAGTTTGTTAGACTAGCTAACTCACTTGCTGTAATATACGTTTTCATTTACTCACCCTCTTTATTTTTGGGCTCCTTTTTACTCTTGGATGGTTCTTTTTCTGGTTCTTTATACTCGAACTCTTCAAAACCATCATTTTCTAACTGCTTAATCAACACTTCATTGTCCGTATTGTATACCGCATTATCTTTTCTTAATTGCATAAACAACTCCTCCTTAAGCCACTGTAGAGGCGATAACCCCGTCTTTTTGTTGTTCTTTTACAAAAATATCATGGTATACACGATATTGATATAACCATCCGTCACCTTGTCCAACTGAACCTGGTGCATGAAGATAAATAGAAGCATGTTTAGTACCGCCAATAACAGAACCTTTATTGATTAGTAAATAATTAAGTTTCTTAGCACTAGCGGCTGGTTTATAACCATCTGTAAAATCAAAAGTATCATAGAAGCGGTCTTCTGCTTCAATTTCAACAAGTTTAACTCCATCAATTCCTGTAACGCGAGTTTCTAGACTAGAAGGTCCAATGTTTTGATTAGAAATTGTTCTAGTAAAATCCTTACTTAGTTCTAATGCAGCCATAACATCTACTGATACATACATCACAAGATTTTGCGTGCCATATTTTTTGACTTTTCGAATAGCTGCTTTAAGTGTGCGAAATACATTTTCTTCTGTAATGGTTTCCGCAGTAGAATAACCATTCTTTTTAGCTTCTGTAGCTAACTTTGAAAATCTGTATGCGTCAACCTCTGGTGCAGAGTGGCGCGAATTAAACTCTTTCGTAACATTAGCCGCTGTTAAAGCTTGTCCGGTTTCGTCCACATCCATAACATCCACGAAGAATTCTACATCACGATCAAAAGTAATTGTGTACGCTGTGTTCTCATTTGATGCTGAGCCTTCGTTATATCCTTTATTTCTCGTATGCGGTTTTAATCCAGTCGTTGTGATTGTTTGAATCTTAAACGTTTTTGCATCTAACCATAAAAGATTTGATGTTTCTAATTCATTTGTGTAAGTCCCAAACACTAATTTTTGGTCTAGCTCCTTACCGTACTTGTCTACATAGTTAATAGCCATTTTGCTATCTCTCCTTTTCTAATTATGAATTTAATGCTTGAATGAATGGGTCTGTGGCACTCGGCTCACTTGCATTGCCTAGTCCTGCCCCGATTGGTGGAGGCGTGTCACCTTCATCAGATTTTGCAATCCATTCAGGATATTGCTCTGCGAATTTCGCTAAGTTGTCGTCATTTCGCTCTTCATCCCCAAAAAGCTTCGTAAATGCTTCATAGCGTTCTTCTTTTACGCCGCTTTCTTTTAACTTACTGTGCCACTCTGCCGTTTGTTCTTTCTGAACATATTCATCCAGCTTTGATAGTGCCTCGTCTTTCTCTTTTTGAAGTTTTTTCAATGCCTTTTCAGATGAATCATGTTCGCCCACTTGATCGTTAAGCTGATTAATTTGGTCGTTTAACTTCGTGATTTCTTCCTCATGCGCGCTTTTGATGGTTTCAATCTCTCCATTAAATTTCTTTTTTTCAGCCGCTAAGCGATTCTTTACAATTTCATCCAGTTCTGCTTGGGTAAAATTCTTATCGTCCCCACCTTCAGCAAAATGTTGAATGTCAAACTTACGCTGTAAATAATTCTTCATATTTCCTCCTTTTTAAGCTCTGAGTGAGCCATCCCTGTCTATTAGTTGCCGGCAGGTAGGCAAGATTTTTATATCAAGCCAAACAAAAAAAGCGTTCATTTAGACGCTTTTATAATTTCTCTATCCAATTCTCTCTCTAAGAATCGATTGTTATTCAAATGGTCTTGCAAAGCTTCTTCCCATTGCCTTACTTTCCCAGCTGTATATTGTTTAGAAGGACCTTCTGCAAGTATATCTTTTGTTTTCCAATCGCGAATTCCGCGCTCATAGTACCGTTGCTTACTTTGAGCCTCATATTCTTCTTCATCATATGGGATAGGCTCGTCTGTTTCGTCACCTTCGAAATACGAATATAAAAAATGGTGGCAATTTGGATGAAACAAGCCATCGTTTTCCGCTTCTTGTAATGTTTTATATTCATTGCTTTCGTAGTTAACTGATAGCACTTCTCCTTGCCAAGGAGCACAACGCGGACAACTTCTTACGTGAGCTGACACTTGAACTAATTCGTGCTCATATCTTCCAAGAACGCGTTTCATGGCATTTAAACCAACATTAAAAAAAGCACCTCTTGAAGCCATTTCCATGTAAGCTCCTGGTCGGTACTTTCTTCCAGACTGATCTATAACATTTCTTATCCCATCACCTAAAACATTAATAAGTGATGTTGCGATAGCATATTTTAAAACTCCATTGCTATCTTTTGTTTTCTTAACCACTTGTTTGTACTTGGAGGGCGCGATTTTTTGCCAATAATTAGCCATATCTTCCGAAATTTGGATAAGTGCATCACTTTCAGATAAATAATCGTCATTTTGTATATCAACCTCTTTCTTAGTTTGATATCTGGCTTCCATTTCGTCCTCGTATTCATTCACGCAATCAAGATAAACACGATACGTTAGTTTATCTATTTTATTTCTCGTTTCGTCTTTGAAAAGACTTATATGTGCTTTCAATTCTCTTTTAAAATTTATCAAACGCGACTGCTGAATGAATTTCCATTTTGTTGGATTCTTAGCGCCATACATAACATGCTTCTTTATCAGCAAAAGTAAGTCTATTTCGGCATTATTAAAGTGGTTTCGTAAGATAGATGCTTCTTTTTCGAAATCAACCGGTGCATGATGGCTCATCTAATCACCCGCCTTTCGTTTCCATTCCCCCAATTGCTTCCGGGTCAGGAACCTCTCCGATTGCGTTTTCTAAATAGATGCGTTTTACTTCCGCTTGAATTTCTTCATCTTCCCACTTAGGGTGAATTAGTTTCACCTTTTCTTCTACACTCATCGCTAATGCACTGTTCATATTATTTAATGTGCTAGATAATTCATTCAGATTAACAGACATTGGATCTGGAAACTCAATTATTACCCTGATTTCATCACGCATTATTGCTTTTTCTTTATTGTTTGTTCCGCCAGTTAGCAAATATAGGAAGTCCCAAAGCATCTGTTCGTAAACATTTTGAATAAGGCGTTTTTTCTTCTCAATTTTACGCACTGTCGCGTCTTGTAAACTCCAAATTTCGGTCGCCTTAACTTCTCTATTACCTAGATTAAAAGTAGCGGGATTATAACCAGATTTCGAAACAGCTTTCTGAGCAAAATATTCCATCGTTTCGCGATAACTACCGTCTCGGAAGTCTCCTTGCATGAATTGAATCATGTCATTTAACTTCGCTCCAGCATCTAACGTTCCTTTGAACTGCATAAAGTAGTCTTCATCTACATTCATGGACCATTCTTCTTTATCTGTGCTCTTATTAACTTTTTTCCTAAACATTCGTTCGCTAGCCGCTATTTTTGTTTTTGTTTTCTCTCCTTCGCGCATATAAACAGTGAAAAAGTAATCTACGGCAAATAAATAATTGGTACATTGCGATAAGTCAGATTCCCCAAGATTAAGATGTGGGTATCTAGTATTGCTTGGGCTATTATTTATTAAATACGCGACCATACTCTTTAAACCAATTGATACAGAATGATTCAATTGAATATCATTTGTGTGCAGATAGCTTGTAATCTGTTCTGGTAGTCTCTCCGCACTAATAGGAGTAGTTTTATCGCCATCGATTTTAATAACAGAATATGTTACAAAACCTCCAGATAATTTTTTCCCTTCCTTGTCCCATTGTTTTATTTCTCTGCTTTCAACTAAATAATAAATATCTGCTTTATTACTTGTGGGTATTTCCTCAAAGAAATTAAAACGAAATGGCTCATTGTTTTTAAAATCTATCCAAAATTGGCTAGAGCTATGAACGCTAATAGATGGTCGCCCATTTAAAATGTTAATCTTTACAGCGGATACTCCGCTACCTCCTGCTAATTCAACAATTTTCACGCTCTTACTATCAAAATTATCAATCCGTAATGCTTCTTTCAGTTGCTTTGTTAAGTTTTCATCCTTACTGCCATTAACCCCTGTTACATCAATACTTAAAGGCTTTCCAGATATATACTCAGCCGCAACAACAACAATCTCATTGCCTGTTCCAGAGTTCATTAACTTATCGTGTACTGTTGGCACATATCCTTGAGCCCACAACGAAGTTAAATAGGAGTCTTTGCTCCATTCTTTTTGATTATCTGGAACGAGCGGCAGATATTTTGGTATTAACTCCGGTTCGCTGCCATTAGGTTTTCCATTTAGCCAACCTTTAATAAAGCGTGTCATTACACTCCAAACACCCATTTAATCACTCCTTTCTATATATCTTCATAATTCCTATAAAAGTAGTTTGTAGCGTATCTACTTGTATCCATCGCGTGATTATTCTTGTCAACTGGTTTCCCGCTGTTTTCGTCGCGTACATACATACCAATTTCTTGTAGCCAACTGTAATGGTCATATTGATCGTTAGGTTGTTCAACAAGCAAATAACGCCTTTCGCTTAATAGCGACTGCATCCGCTCAATTCCAACCTCTATACCTTGCGCTTTACCTATCACATCATGAGCATTGTTGTCTGCTCCTGCTGTATCAACACCAACCTTTTCCAGTTCTTCACGTAGCCACCTACACGCTGGGTCAATAAAAACAGGCTCATTTACTGGTACTTCATACTCTTTCATACACCATTGAATGAATTGTTTTATCTCAACGGCATAGGTTGAACCAGCTTTTACTTCTCCTGTATCCCTACCACTGTGATAATAGGATGCAACTTGATTAAATTTATATTTATAATGTCCGTCAGCCGCATGCTCTGTAATTACATAGCACTCACAAACAGTAGCATCTTGTTGTCCTCCATCACCAAAAAAGACCATCTCAATTGGACGACCTTCTAATTTGGGTATTTGGTTTTTCTGCATATCAAATGTTTCGTAAATAATACCTTTTGGCAAAACTCGTTTACCATACCAGTCACGTTGCAAAAGGTAAGAGGAGTGTTTGACTTCGTTATATATTTCTTGTTTCCGTTCTTCTGAAAGAGCTGGATTATCCTTCGCAGTCCAATGCCGCCATTTGTAGCGACCTGACTTTTCATAGTTAGAAAAGATTTCTAACACTGGATGATTCGGTGCAGGTGGGTTCAATTCAGCTAAATGAAATCTATTTTTCGCTGCAAAGGTCCGTCGAAAACATTCTTCAATAAAATCTTTGTGAAGCAAATTGATTTCTAAAAACGTAACAGTACCCAATGACATACCAGTAATAGCACCCACGCTATTTACTTTCCCGCCACCTTTATAATAGATTTTCTTTGGACCGTTTGGAGAATGTATAAGCAAATGATCCCCATGCTCGTCGTGTTTCATTTCTGCAAGATTACCGAATATGTGCATCAATCCAAATCCATCGCCATCCATGAATAAGCGAAAGGCTTGTTCTTGGTTAAATGCAGCAACTAAGTGATTTTGATCTTCGGAAATAGAATAGATATAAGCCATTTTAAAGATATCGGCAGTAGTTTTACCGGATCGCGGAGTTCCTTCGTTGACTTCAAGCGTCACACCCCGAAAAGGGAATGTAATAGTTTCCTGTTGTTTGGGCGTAAATACTAGCTCATCAATTTTACTCAAGGTCTCCGTTTCCTCCTTTGGCAACATCTAATAGTTTATTAAGCAATGTAGTATCTTTTTCAGCGCCTTTAATAAGAGCTGTGCGGGCCTGTATATTATCTGTTGATGCAATAATTTGATTAAGCTTAGCCTTACGTTCATCTTGCTCATCAGCAATGGCGATAAATTGCTTAATCAACCCACTCAATGTAGACATCGCACGACTTTGCGCATTTAAAAAATTCGCCTGTTTGTCCCAAGCGAATTGATACTCATATTTATCAGAACCACTTTCCCCGAATCCAACTTGTGTTTGAACTCTCGTTTCATCCTCAGTGTTTTCTACCCACATAATTTTCTGTGCTCGGATAATAGCGGCGTATTGAATTTGTATCTGTCCCCAAATTAAATCAGTTGGTTCTTGTTGATCCATCATACTAATAATTTCTATTGTGTCATCCGGAAGATATTTAGAGTACAATCCATGTGTACGTGCGTTTTGATTACCTTTAGGAGCGGCGCCGCCTTTATTGTTCTTAGCATTCCCGTTCCCTTTCATTGAATAGTAACGCTCCTTTTGATTCGTAACGTTACTATTGGCGTTATCACTCCAGTTATCTTCCGATTTCCATTTCCTAATCTGTGATGGTTTACAATTTAACTTACTGGCAATTTCCACAAGTGGCATTGTCTTATCTGAATCAAGCCACATTTTCTTTGCTATGTCTCTATTTGGATTTCTTGCTCTAGCCACTCACTTCCACCACCTCACATTCTGTGTTTGTTTTGCTAATTAATTATTATCTTTAATTGCTCCTACAATGATGCTTAGAGCTTCTAAATAATCACTCTTAGCTTGTTCAAAAGTCTTACCATTTAGCATAGCTAACCGCTCTATTTTCATGTAATGAATCTGGGCTAATGCAAAACTTTGTTCTTGTTCTGAACCAGCAATATTTATTTTGAATTCCGGCTCTTTTCCTTTTACCTCAGTTATCCCCGCTTTTATAATGTCTCTCATGTAATTAACTCCTTCTTCGTTTTTTATAATATACTCGGCAAGGATTTGCACCTTGCATGAACTAATTAATTTGTTTTACAGGAGTTTTAAGCTAAGACATACGTTTCTTAGCCACATTAGTTCTATCCTGTGCTTCGTCTACCTGTTCCGCCACGAGTATTTTTTATAAATGAGAAGTGGAGCGCAGACTCAATATATGATTTATTTTTGTAATCATCTTCACTTCTCATATATAGGTGGCAGGTGTGCGGCAAAAATTACTAAATTGCCATGCAGAACAAACTTCGGTCGATTTGTTGTTGTATTTTTTCTTCTCCTCGGTGCAAGTATGATCTTACAGAACGAATGCTTATCTCTAATTCGTCGCTAATTTGAGATAAAGATAAATTTTTTTCATGTTTTAATAAAAATACTTTTTTCTCTTGCGCTGACATTGTAGACATAGCATCTTCCATCCGAATTTTGTCCCATTCTGAAATCTTCGGTTCATTATCTTCAAACTCATACGCGTTACCGTGCTCATATACGAACCACTGACGCATCGTTTCTACATCAGTAACATTTACCTCTCTTTGTAAGCCAGAACGTCGGTGGATTGCTCTCCGTGGCGCTGGTTCATGTCCTAATTCCATCCAGTCTATTGAGAACTGCAAACTGTCTATAATACTATTTAATTTCGACATCGTATTTCTTCCCGGCATTTCTTGAAAAAATCTTTTTTGTCCCACTTCTAACGGAGGTCGTTTTTCAGCATCAATTTTGGTTTGCAGATTAGCTTTTACTTCTTGCATATCTTGTAAAGCTCCTCTGTACTCATTAATTAATTCTTGCATTCTCGTCACTCTCCCCAATGATTAATAAAAAAAGGACGCCATAACAGATTTAACTGTTCATGACGTCCTTCGATTTTTTCGACCAGACTATTTGTTATTTAGTTTTATCGTTTCCTTGTTCTCGGCAGTGGTAGGCTTGCCGTGGCTCCATCCGATGGTAGTTTGTCCAAAGCCGTTTTTTGGTGGTTTGATATACGTTTCTTCTCCTTTTGAAATTATATAAACACCGTCTTCTTTTTTCATAAAGTCGCCCCCAGTGTTTTAGTTAATTAAAATATATTTCCCCAAATCCATAACACGCCTTTTATTAGCGCGCCTAACATAAATACAGAAACTAGAATCCAGAAAGCCCAAAAAGCAATACTTATAACGGTTATTCCGATTTTGTTAATCATATTCCACCTCCACAATCACACGGCTTTCTTCGTCTTTATCGACTATGAAGTAATCAGAAAAGCCCTCGATATAGTTTAAGTTGTCATTTTCTATAAATCCCGCTTCCATCATGCCATCGAAAATAAACTTTTTAGCGAATGCGACATTGTCTGGATCTTTTTTCTTGTTAGGAATAATCCAAGTAAATTTAATCCGACACGGCGTAGAGAAGGACACACCGTGGCTCATAGCTCTTTTAACATAACAAGCGCATATATAGGTCATTTGTTTTTTCACTTTAGCAGCGGCTTGTCTGTGCCCTCTCTCTTTGTTTATATAAGTGTTTAAATCAGTTAACGGAAGAGGGATTATAATTTTGTTGCTAGTTGTGGTAGTCTTCGATAACTCTTGTTTCATAAATAACTTCTAACTCCTTGTCCGATAAATTGTTTAAATCTTCGACCGTATGACTTGTATAATTAGCGATTGCGTCTATTAGTTGTTTCCTCTCTTTAATTGTCATGTTGCCACCTTTTGACGCTTAGATAGCCCGTTCTTTCTTTTGAATTCCATTAGCGAACCTCTACTAATGCCCAGACTTTCCGCTATCTGAGCATCAGTAAGTTTTTTACTTAATTGTCTGTATTCAGTGACTGTAAATATCGAAAGCAACTGTGTTGGCGTAGCTATACCTTTCACTTTATCTCCTCTTGCTTCCAGTGTTTCTAGTTTTTCAATTAGTTTTTTTCTATCTGCAAAAGTCTTGCTTTTTTCAATATCAGTAATAACTTCCCATTGTTTTTCCCTTAATTCCTTTCTATTCATTTTCATCGCTCCCCGTCATAAAATTAGATGCTCAAAATGGCAAATCATCATCTGAAATATCTATCGGCTTACCTTCGTTTGCAAATGAATCACTATTCTGGCTCGAACTAGCTCGATATGAGCCGTTTTTATTGTTATTTGAATAACTAGCTTCGTTTTGATTATTATTCGGTGTAGAGCCTCCTGCGCCGTTTTGCTTAGACTCTAAAAATTGAACTGATTCAGCCACTATTTCCGTCACATAAACACGCTTACCATCGTTACCTTCGTAATTACGAGTTTGTACGCGTCCATCAACGCCTGCCAAGCTTCCTTTTTTTAAGAAATTAGCGACGTTTTCTGCTGGTTTACGCCAAACAACACATTGAATAAAATCAGCTTCTTGTTCTCCTTGCCCGTTTTTAAAAGGTCGATTGACAGCAAGTGTAAAAGTCGCAACTGCTACACCCGCTGGCGTATATCTTAGCTCTGGATCTTTAGTTAAACGTCCTACGAGCACGACACGATTCATCATTCACTTTTCCTCCTTCAAACTATTAAAGTCTGCCGTTCTGAGAATATCCCAGAGTATTTCCATCTCATTTACTCCATAACTAATTCAAACCGACTTTCTAACTCCCAGTTATACTTTTTAGAGCTATCAGGAATTTTTTCCCGTAAGTCAACACGCCGTAAATTATACATAGAATTTTATATGGATTGGTGCTTGTTTCATTCCTGTCATTTTTGTTCTACTCCCTGACATTTCGGACATTTTACATGTTGTTCTTTTTTCAGTGAATTGGCATCGTATCTTGCGTAACCAACGAACATTTTTACAATTCCAATTCCGTGACATAACTCGCACGTGTTTATATTTGCGAGTTCTATTTTTGGATTGATTTTGAATGTTATTCTACCAACTCTAAATCTCTTACAAAGTAACAAACCGCCGAATGCGTAAAAGCTACTAATGCTGTAACTGGAATGTTCGCAACGTCATAAATTTCTTTCACTGTTCCACACTCACCTTTTTTAACAAGCATTGTTTTATAAAATTGTTTTTACTTTGCTTCCTACTTGGATGTTCATTCAGTCACCTCCAACAATTCCGGATTTTCGTATATGTTTCCAATAATTTCAAATTCGTTTATTTCAGACCATAACGAAATAGCAAAGTGTCCCTCATCTTCAACTAGCCATGCACCTTCTAAAAATACAACTTTTCCCTTTATAGAATCCCAGTCTAGGCGATCATAGACATCAATTTCTACAACATCACCCTCAAAAATCTTTTTGCCATTTTTGTCGTATAATCCTGTAAATTGACAAACCGTTTCTGGTCTAACTTTGTAGGCAAAAGGTGCACCAGCAGAGTTAGAAATGTAACTACCAGCAGGTACATTCCCTATTTTTTTCTTGAGTATACTCAAATTCCCAAAGACCCAAACTCCATTTACATTTTGTGCTCTAAATTCAATCGGTCTCATTCTGTCTCCTTCGAATCTTCGTCAAAATCTGCTTCTGTCAAAATATAATTAATCGCGCGATAGTATCTACGTTTTAAAAAGTCGTTGTTATCGTGAGTCTGCTCAATAGAATCTTTCAATTCTTCTAAAGTTCCTTGAAAACATCCAGTCGTCCAGATTTCCAGCTCTTTGATATACGTGATTTGATTGTTTTTTCTCGTAGTATTAATTTGTACAGCTATTACAGTTAGACCGACAACATCCCGCCAATTAATCCAATTTAAATCGGCATAACTTAAATCTGCACGTCTTAAATTTGCATAACTTAAATCTGCATAACTTAAATTTGCATAACTTAAATCTGCACGTCTTAAATCTGCATGTCTTAAATTTGCACCACTTAAATCTGCACGTCTTAAATCTGCATGTCTTAAATTTGCACCACTTAAATCTGCACGTCTTAAATCTGCATGTCTTAAATTTGCACCTCTTAAATCTGCACGTTCTCCATATCCATCACGTAACCATTTCTCATGCTTTTCTATAACGACATCTAGTTCTGCTTGATTCATTCTGCTTCCTCCTTCTCTCCGCTCACCTTAAGAGCATTCGTAATCTTGCGAGACACATTCCCATTTAGCAATGAATTTTCACGAAAAAGCCCTTTCAGTTCTTCTCTTTTTTTGTATACAGCTTGTATTTTAAGCGAATCAGTCGCTAGCATTGCTTTGACATATTCCGCTTCCCTTTGCGTTAATTTTATTACAACGCCATTCATTTTGTGCCTCCTAATCCAGTCTAATAACTCTTATCCCCTTCTCAGTCGTCCTTTTTCGATAAGTCGGAGTAGCGTAGAAAAATATAGTTTCACGCTTTACTTTTCTAAACTCTGCTAATTCGTCTAACGTACCGATTTTTAGCAATTCCTCGCCTTTGTAGAGTGCGTACTCTGTCACGTCTGCACCTCGTTCCTCTCCGCTAACTTCGCTTTAATTTCCGCTACTTTCTTTTCTAAGTCTCCGCTTGATTCTGATGTCGATACTTGCTGTTCTTGTTCTTTATCAAACCAATCCGGCAAGACTTCTTGTTTCTGATTCTTGTTGTATTTGCCGTAAGCGGGCTTGTTATACTTCTGTTCATTTTGCTTTCGCCTTTCCTCTTCCGCTGCATTCACATCAGCAACCGTTTTAAATCCTCTTTCTTCCCAGTTTCTAAGAATTTTATTAACGTATGCATAATTACGTTTGTTAGCTCCTTGTTCGGAAGTAACTTCCAATGCCTTAAAAACTATTTCTCGATTACCAGAAAAATCATCTGCCCATGCAAGTAGTTTTTCTTGCTCAATCGGTAGCATCATTCCGAATCCATTTTGTTCCCAAAAATCCTTGAAATTTAAATCGCTGTTGTTGTTAATATCTTTATCTAATTCTTTATCTATATCTATTGCGTTACTTTGCGTAACAGTAACGCTACTTGTAACGTTACACTCTTTATTTTCTTCACTGTCACCAATCGCTATTCTGTTCTGCCGCATAGCTTCTCGATGTTTTTCCACTCTTTTCCTTGTTTGCTCACGAACCCTTTCCATACCATCAACATTTTGATGTTTTTCCCAATTTTCTATTTCAATCAATCCGTTTTCTGTTTTTTGAATCATTCCGAAGCTCTGTAACGTATGTAACGTTACACGTATAATTCCAACATCACGGTTGAAAAGGGTCGCGAGCATGTCTTCCGTATACGGTACATTTTCGTTTAAATAAATGCGTCCTTTGTCGTTAGTTTTTCCAGCTAAAGCTAGAAGCCTAATCCATACAATAAGCATTTGGTTACCCTCTGGCATTTTTTCGAGCAACTTAATCTTTTCATCATCAAACATATTGACGGATAACTTTATCCATTGAATCCCCGACATACTCGCTCCTCCTGTTTTAATTAACTTGTTTTTGCGCCTCTATTTCTGCATCTAATTTTTTAATTAGCGCAGAAGCTTCACCTTTACTCATTGATTTTGTGTCCGTAACTTTATAGCTCTCTAGTACATATTTCGCATCATGTCCAAATGGTTCACCTACAACGCTTGCTTTCGCAAATATAGCCTTCCTTTGTGCCGGCGATGCTAAATTGTCGCTTTGCTGTGTTGGTTGCGTCTGTTTTGTTTGCTGATAATTTTTTGAGCTATTATTTGCTTTTGTATTACCACTAGCACCATTTCCATCATCATCCTCATCACTCGCTATCCCAAAAGCCGCGGACAATGTGTACCTACGAGCGTAAGTTAGAGCGCTCCCTGCCCCCTGTGCTGTATTTTTGTCTAGAGGTAACATAAATGGGTCAAACTCGACAAATTCACCACTTGAGTGCATCAATATTGTTTTAACTCCCACTTTATTTTCTTCAGTCAACGGAATTTGTATATAAGATAATCCTAGATCTGGTGCATGTTTTTTTACTGCACTAATGACGTTTTCCAAAGGAACATAACTACTTTTAAAAAATGGATTGTTTGCTGTTTTTGCTGGCTGTTCTACTTTTTCTTGAAATTTGGATAATGCAACGCTGAGTTCAATTACAGATTCACTCATTTTCAATCTAATTACCTCACTCTCAATGATTCGGTTTGCACTAATTCAGCGCCCGGGACGTCTCTTCCTTCTTTTAGAGCGCTTGTAATAGCTTTCTTATCTAATTTTTTAGGTTGCTCTACTAAAAACATGAATAGTTTTTCTTCGTCCTCTAAACGCAAGCTAGGAGGGTTCTTCTGAATGCTAATAGTAAATAGTGAGCTTTTAATTTTACGAATATCAACTTTTAGCATTTCGCTCTCTAAATACTCTTTCATGTTTTTAGCTTTTGATTCTAACGCTTTTTTACGCTTCGTTAACCTCTCTACTTCCTTAGCTAATCCCTCAGCCTCAGCATCAATACTTTTTACCATCTTTATAATATTCTCTGCCTTTTCTTCTATCGGCTCTCTAATGCTGTCTAAAGTATCTTGTAACGTTTCTGTGTCTAAGTCCTCCGCCATTTCTAATACTTGATTATATGCTTGAGTCAATTCGTATAATTTCATGCGTTTATTCCTTCTCTCTGCTCGATTTTTTTAGCTAGTTTTTCATGTATATCAATTAATTCATCAAACAGTTTAGAGCCTTCTAAGTTAGTTGATTGCTTCTTTAGCAAGTTATAGAGCGGTGTTAATTCATCGTCATAATCATGTATCACGACTCTAAAGCCGTAATGAATCGTTTTAAAATTATCCATGTTATACCTCCATTGCTTAATTTTCGGATTTAAGGTATAATTTCTTTAAGGTAATATCTCAAATCCCTGACCCACACTGCTATGTGGGTCTTTTTTATTCTTCGTCTTCTGCTTCTTCTTCATTAGTTCGTTCTAATTCCTCTAAATATTCGTTATGCCAAATTTGGCTTATTCTTTCAAAACTAGACCAACAAGCATCAACAACCATCGGATTCTCAACCATGTTTTTTATCACTTCCTCTCAGCCAGTAGCCTGCAATTAGCGACATAAACGACACGAAAATCATTACCATAAATACATCCATTATCTTGTGACCTCCTCATAACCCTTTAGTTTTAACTCTTCGATATAGTCCGTCATTTTCTCGCAGCCTGTTTCAATTAAAGCTATTCTCTGTCTGAAAGCCGGGTTAGCTATCATTTTCGTTCTGTCATCTATGAATATCTCGCTATTCCCGAAAATCGTTTGCTTACGAAAAATTCGCTCTGCCATTGTTGTATCCTCCTTATAAAATGAATATCGCTATCACGTAATATATGTTTAGCAGTAATAACGCCGCTGCTATTATGACTAAGATGCTGAATAACATTTGATTCTTCATATTGCGCGCCTCGGAATAATGATTTCGCGTAAATGTCCATCTACCAACTCTTTAGTGACTTTATACTTTTTATTAAAATCTTCAGCTCTTTTTTTGCGCTCGGCTTTATCAATCTTTTTAAATCGCTCTTTTACAATGTTGTTTATTTCTGTGAAATTAATACCCTTCGACTCGTAACCTTCGTAACTAGCCGATACTAAAACTTCGCTCATTTTCCACAACTCCTTACTAATCCAGATTTTTGATAATATTGATCACGTTTGTTTAAAACTTGTTGTAAATCTATGTTGAAAGTTTTTGCAATACTTGCATTCAGAGTTAAAGCAGATGCAACTACATCTGTTATTTCTGAAATAGCTTGTTTCGCTGCTTCTCGTTGTAACATGTCACCTTTTCTTAAATTGAACGTCATCGTCTCTAAGCCGTTTTTCAGCGTGTTTATTGCTTCCTCAACTTCTAGTTCAAAGCGATTAGTCAAAGAAGCGTGATGGTTGTCTAAGCCATCAAGTAAAGGCGGTATCATTCCGTTTGAAAATTCATGTGCGAATAAATAGGTGCTTTCTGGTTCGTTGTAGCTATCAATTAACTGTTCTGCTTGTTCAAGTGATACCGTCCGCTTGCCTTTCAGCTGATTGCTTATCAGTGCTGGTGTTACATAACTATCAATAGCTAGTTCTTTTTGCGTGCGAGTTTCTGCTAAAACTTGCATCGCGGTTGTTGCTGAGGTTGATTTTTGAAACATAATATCTCAATCCTTTTTTGTTATTTTTTTAGCGACTAATTAACAACTTATTGTTATATACTGTTGTTAGTCGCTCCCCGTGACTATTAGTTGTCTGTATGAGCGTTGTTGTGGTAGGCGACGCTTAACTTATAACTTGATCGTGTTCTTCTAATAGTTTGTTTAATAGATATACTTGTCCTTTACCAGTTATCCTTGGTGTATAGGTCGTTATCATTAACCCATTTCTATCTGTATGAATATGTGTTTTTTGTTCAAACAATCCTAAATTCATTGCCTTTTGAGACGGTTTATTGTAATAAGCACCTTTATTTAACAAATAGCCGCTACCTCTCAACCATTCGAAAAGTCTGTTTTGCCCTATATCTAATCCTTTTTGTTTAAGAATAGTAGCTAAATCTTTTACTAAAATTGTGTTCTCGCTCGTTTGTACAGCTTCCGCAAAAACTACTTTTGGTTTTTGTTCCTCAATTTGATTTAATGCTTCTTGCTTCTCTTGTTGCTCCTCAATCCATTTTTTAGCCCTAGCGACTGGGTCGTCTATCATGTATGAAAATGTTGGATATTCAGTTGCTAATTTCCTCGCTTGTTTTTCTACTTCAATAAAGTATTTTCTAATTGCTCGACCCATTTCATTGTTTTGTACCATTGCTAATTCTTTAGCAGTGTCTAAAGTTAATAAGTATTCTGTTCTGGGTCTACCGAATGTACTTTCTCCCAAAATTGGGAAATAGTCTTCATCCTTTGAAAATCCATAATTACTAAGCTTGTCAGTAATCCAAGTAGTGAATTTTTTTCCAACTTGCAAGCTTTGATGTAGTTCCCGTGCATTTACAAATTTCTCGCCTTTTTCATTTTCTAAAACTGGCAACATATCATTTGCAATTACTTGTAAATTTGACATTTTGTTCTCCTTTCTGTTCGCCCTTTCACAGTGCTATAGTTTTTGTGAAGGGAGGTGGGTAAAATGACTAAATTAATAATTAATGAATTTGATTTTTCTTTAAATGCATCAAATTATCATATTCTGAATGACTTAATATGTGTGGAATCTACATTAAACAATTCAGAACTAAACTCATTTATCGAATTATATAAATCTCATTTAACCGATGAAGAATCTTTCGATTTTATGTTTGATAATAAAAAATACTATGGTAGATTTGGCAGATTTGTATTTGATTCCAAAGGAAAAATTCAATTATTCTTAACAACTAAACCTTTTGTAATTGATGAAAACACCTATACTTATTCATCCGTAACAAGAAACGAAGTAGAGTATTACAATACTTCTAAAGTTTTAGTCGATTTAGAGAAAAGATTTAATTCCTTGATTGACTTACTAAAAAAGAAAGAACTTATAAACGAAGACGAAACAGATATCTTTGCTGGATATTTAACGTCATATGAAGAAGGTATTAAGATTAAAACTGAAGTAGCAGATTTAGATGAATATCTAAAAGAAACTCATGAAACAATTGAAGATATTAAAAATCAGTACTTGGAGTAGCAAAATGTCTTAATTTTATACTCTTTTCTGCCTCTCTTATTTCTTCCTTAGAATTCACCTTAATTTCTAACGAGTTTATAGTGCTAGCCAAGTCTTCCACCAAAGATTTGGCTTCACTTAATCTCTTTTCTAACAAAGCGGCGTTTTCTATGGAATCCTCTACTCCATTCAGCTCTACTTCCATTTCGATAATTTTTAGCTCTTGATCTTTTTCAAGTAAATTTAAAATATTTTTTATAACGCTGTATTTAACAAATGAGCCGCTCTCTATTGCATTACCATTTTCTAAAATTGTTTCTAGTTTAATAATTGCTTGTTTGATGTTATTCATTTTTCTCCCTCCTCTATTTGTTTTAAAAAAGCCTCTACTTCTAAACCATCCACGTCTATTCTTTCTGGATAGCATTCAATAATTAACTTTGGTCGTTCACCACCCAGTATTTCTAAATGAATACCCGTTACAAATCGCCCTACTTTCCAGTCACCAAGTTGAATGGCATTATATGCAGACCCATCTTCTCTTTGACTAGTTTTGATTGACAAAGTTAACTCTTCGTTACTCATTTTCTAGCCTCCTATTTTGGTTACTCTCCAATCTGCTATAATGAATTTGATTGGAGGTGATATTATGGCTTATAGTGAAAAAATTGCTGACGATATTAGAAAACTTTATGCTGCTTCTCCTCTCGGTATCTCCGAATATACTTTAGAACAGTATAGTCAGCAGGATGTCTCAGATACGGTTAATGCGATGCATGCAATTGATCAAGAAAAAATTCAAGAAACGGAAATTGATTACACGGGAACCGCTCGAATTACTTTTAACAAATAAACTACATATCCGCTGTTATTAGTATCTAGCGGCGGATAAATTTCTTCTAAGCCTTTTCTCAAACTTTTTCGTGACTTTTCGTTACAATTCTATCAAAAAAAATTTCATCTACCTTTCTATTGTATAACTTTGCAATATTAAACATCAGTGTTAAGGACGGATTTCTAGATCCATCTTCTATATATCCAAGATGTTGCGGCGTTATCCCCAAAGACCTCGCTACACTTACTTTACTTCTCTCTCCCCTTAGTTCTTTAAGGTTGTTACTCATAAAATGCTCACCCTCTTTCGTAACTTTATGTTACTTTATATATATTAATATACACGTAACTTTACGTTACGTCAAGGGTTTATTGTAACTTTTTTTTACATATCCAAATTTTAATTGAACGTAACACAAAGTTACTATATTATTGTGAGTACAGGAGGCGATTATATGTTCGGTGACAGATTACGTTCATTACGCGAAAGTAAAAATCTAACTCAGCAAAAAGTAGCTGATGATTTGAATATAAAAAGAGAAAATCTTTCTAATTATGAAAGAAATAAAAGAGAACCCGATTACGAAATGCTTAAAAAACTAGCTGATTATTATGGAGTATCACGCTCATATATATTAGGTGAAACAGATAAAAGACATTATTGGGAGTTGAACGACAAGGACGAACGGAACATTCAAAAAGATCTTCAAAAAATGATTGATGACCTGTCTAATTCAGACGCTTTTGCTTACTCGAAAGAAGATGGAGAAATGGATGAAAACACAAAAAAACTATTAATTATGTCTCTTGAAAATTCGTTAAGGATTGCAAAAGAAGAATCTAAGAAACGATTTACTCCTAAAAAATATCGAAAATAAATTAGGTGGGATAGTATGGAGATGAGTGAATTTATACAGCAACAGATACAAAAGCTTGTTAATATTCATGAAACAAGAAATCCATTTTTAATTGCGAAAGAAAAAGATATTATTATATTAAAAGAAGACTTAGGTGAAGTTTACGGTTATTATAATAAAATAAACAGAATTAAAATGATTCATTTAAATAACCTCTTTTCAGATGAGCGACAATTGTTTACTTGCGCTCACGAACTATGCCATGCTCTTATACATCAAGATGAAAACACCCCCCAACTTTCAAAACAAACTATTGTATCAGAGTGGAAAGTTGAAAAAGAAGCCAACTATTTTGCAACACAGTTGCTTATAGATGGAAGTCATTTAGAACATTATATTGATACTACTGATAAAATAATTAACTTTTATGGATTACCCGAAGAAATGAAAAAATATATATAAGGGAGAAAAATGAAATGACTAAATACAAAAGTCTATTAAAAAAATGGTGGTTTTGGTTAATTTTTTTAGTAGTTATCATTGGCGTTGTTTCTTTATTTTGGTATACACAAGTTTATACTTCTGAATGGGGAAAAGGGTTATCAAAAGAAGACAAAGAGGTATTGGAAAAGGCAAATAAATCAACAAACGAATTTAATAAATTTGCAAAAGAAGCTAACTCGGGCATCAAATCGTTTAATAACGATGTAACAATTGATCCGCAAATTGTAATTAATCCTTTTACTAAAATGGGAGATAATATTACCGAAAGATCAGACGAATTTATTAAAGATTACGATGAATATTCTATCTCAATCCAAAATATCTTAAAAGATAATTATAATAATATAAAAAAACTTAGAGATGACGTTGTTGCACAACAGGAAGAAATTAAAAGTATTTACTCAAATGCTCATAATTATAACAGAGAATTATCCGCAGTTGAATCTAAAATAGTAGAAAACATATATCAAGAAATGAATAAAGAACAAAAAGAAAGCCTAGGATTAAAAAATCATGAATTTAAAAAAAATGCTGAGTTAAGTGATAAAGCCTTAAAATTAATGCCTAGTATTAATTAAAAGATAACTCCGCACCTTTTTTATTCAAAATATGAAAAATTAATTAACGGGGAGAATGAATATGAAAAAAGGGATAGCTTTATTAGCGGGATTTATGTTAGCTTTTAGTATTTTTTTAGTAGGTTGTGGCGATCAAAAAGAATCGCAAGAGAAGAAAGAACAAAATGATAAGTTTTATCAAACCGGCATGAATTATGAAAATAAACTAAAAAACACATATACTATATTGTGGGACGGTTCAATTGATAAAATACCAAACATTGATACTTTTAGTAATGATAATAGACAAGAAGTACTTGATAACCTCAGCAACTTAGAAAAAAAATTAGGCGACTTGAAAAAAGAAATTGAAAATGATAACTCTTTAAATGACATAAATAAAGAATATGTATCCAATTTAAGTAATGGAATTTCAAAATTAGAATCTATGACAATTAAATTAAATGCACAAGTCACTACCAGAGGAGCCAATACTTTTGAAGATGATAATTTCAATCTTGAAATTAAAGAATTGCAATCCGAAGTAGATGATTATCTTAATAAAGCTGTAGAAATCAGAAAAGAATACACACCTAGCGACAAATAAAGAGAGCCATAAGGCTTTTCTTTTTAACTTTCCTCATTTTTCTGCAGTTTTTCTGCTGATTTTCTGCAGTTTTTCTGCTGATTTTTCTTTTGCTTCATCAACTAATTGAGTTATAAGCTTATTTATTAGCTTATTTATTAGCTTATTTTTCTGCAGTTTTTCTGCTGATTTAATCCCAATATTCTTAAGAAGGTGAATTTATGAAAGATGTAAATATAAACAATAATCTAAAACCCGAAAACTCTAATTTGGAGTATAAAGAATCTAAAAACTCATTACCAAAGGACTTTTGGAAGACTTATTCAGCTTTTGCTAATACAAAGGGAGGATTAGTAGTTTTAGGGGTTTCTGAGAGAGATAATAATTTTTATCTTTCTGGAGTTAATGATTCTTCAAAAATACTAAAAGATTTACATACTACTCTCCATAACCAAAATAAAGTAAATTATTCTTTAGTTAATGATGAAAATATAAAAGAATTTGAATTAATGGGGAAAAAAATCATTGAGATTCATATCAAAGAAGCACCCCTGTCTAAAAAACCAATCTATCTCAATTCTGATTATAGAAATACTTATTTAAGAAGCAATGATAGTGATAGAAAGTCCACTGATGAGGAACTAAGACAAATGCTTAGAAATTCTAAAGACGATCTCGACTCAGAATTGTTAGAACGCTTTGACATTGATGACTTGAATTTAAACACAATAAATAAATATAGGGATTATTTAATAAATGATAATGTTGACTCCCCTTATATAAACATGCCTGTTAAAAAACTATTGATTGAAATTGGAGCGATAAAAAGGAATAGAAATTCACAGGATAATGATTATAATATAACGCTTGGAGGTTTACTATTTTTCGGGAAATTTAATTGCATAACAGACTTAATTCCTCATTTCCATTTAGATTATTTTAATAGAGAAGGTACAAATGATAGGTGGATAGATAGAGTTGCCACTGGGGACCCTAATTATCCTAATCTAAATTTATTTGAATTTTTTCTGATAGTTTTAGAAAAATTAAAATTAACAATTAATCAAGGGTTCAAATTAAGTGAAGATAGTCATAGAATTTCCCATGAATCAAATGATATGGTGATTACTTTACGAGAAGCTCTTGCAAACACGTTAATTCATTCTGATTATATGTCAAGTGAAACAGTTAAAATCGAACACTTAAATGGCTATTATGAATTTTCTAATCCAGGAGAAATGAAGATAAGTATTGAAGAATTTGTTCGCGGAGGTAATTCAAACCCACGAAACGTTACAATAACACAATTATTAAGAAGAATTGGTTTTTGCGAACGCGCAGGAACTGGTGGACCAAAAATATTTGATTTAGCTAGAAAGAATAAATTAAAATTTCCGGATATTACAACGGAAAATAATAAAACAACACTCAGGGTTTGGAAAATTGATATTGTTTCAGCACATTCACACTTAGGTGATGATGAAAAAAGCGTATTGCTTTTTTTAACTAAAAATTTCCTACCTAAAAGCTTTAAAGAAATTCAAGAAGAAACATCGTTAACTAGACATAAATTAACCAAAGTTCTAATCTCGCTTGAAGAGAACAAACTGATTGAAAAAATTGGACAATCTAGAGCAACAAAATACAAATTAATTGAATCTACAGAGGAATATCTAACCAATCTTCAACACACATTTCGAAAAATTGTTCAATTTTATGTTGAAAATGATAAATAAAAATATGAATGTTTTTTTATTTGTTAGTAGTGTAACTTTCCATGCGAAAGGAGAACGGAAATGAAGGCAGCTATTTATATACGCGTATCTACTCAAGAACAAATAGAGAATTACTCTATACAAGCTCAAACTGAAAAGCTAACAGCCTTGTGCCGCTCGAAGGACTGGGACGTATACGATATTTTCATTGACGGCGGATACTCCGGCTCAAATATGAATCGTCCCGCACTAAATGAAATGCTAAGTAAATTACATGAAATTGATGCTGTAGTCGTATATCGATTAGACAGACTATCCCGCTCGCAAAGAGATACGATAACGCTTATTGAAGAATACTTCTTAAAAAACAATGTAGAGTTTGTTAGTTTATCTGAAACGCTTGATACAAGTTCTCCTTTCGGTCGTGCAATGATTGGTATATTATCAGTATTCGCACAGCTAGAGCGCGAAACAATCCGAGATCGAATGGTAATGGGTAAAATTAAGCGTATTGAAGCAGGTCTTCCGTTAACGACTGCGAAAGGTAGAACATTCGGCTATGATGTTATAGATACAAAATTATACATTAATGAAGAAGAAGCAAAACAGCTACGATTGATTTATGATATTTTCGAAGAAGAACAAAGTATTACTTTTTTACAGAAAAGACTAAAAAAATTAGGCTTTAAAGTTAGAACATATAATCGCTATAACAACTGGCTAACTAATGATTTGTATTGTGGTTATGTTTCATATAAAGATAAAGTTCATGTAAAAGGTATTCACGAGCCTATTATTTCAGAAGAACAATTTTATAGGGTTCAAGAAATATTTTCTCGCATGGGTAAAAATCCAAATATGAATAAAGAATCAGCTTCATTGTTAAATAATTTAGTAGTATGCAGTAAATGCGGATTGAGTTTTGTTCATCGGAGAAAAGATACTGTTTCCCGCGGAAAAAAATATCATTATAGATATTATAGTTGCAAGACTTACAAACATGCTCATGAACTAGAAAAATGTGGGAATAAAATTTGGAGAGCTGACAAACTCGAGGAATTAATTATTGATCGCGTGAATAACTATAGTTTCGCTTCTAGGAATGTAGATAAAGAAGACGAATTAGATAGCTTAAATGAAAAACTTAAAACAGAACACGTAAAAAAGAAACGGCTATTTGATTTATATATCAGCGGTTCTTACGAAGTTTCAGAACTTGATGCTATGATGGCTGACATCGATGCTCAAATTAATTATTATGAAGCACAAATAGAAGCTAACGAAGAATTGAAGAAAAATAAAAAGATACAAGAAAATTTAGCTGATTTAGCAACAGTTGATTTTAACTCTTTAGAGTTCAGAGAAAAGCAACTTTATTTAAAATCACTAATTAATAAGATTTATATCGACGATGAACAAGTTACTATTGAATGGCTCTAG